CGGCTGCATCAAGAATTTCCTGAGCACCGATGTATTGGGTTAGCAGGTTTTCATATACACTCTGTTGGTGTGGATCAGCCAGTTCCCAGTCGGTATCAAGGGAGCCCGTAGATCCGGGGCTCTTTACATATAAGGCCGGTCGCTTTCTCTGGCTTTTCCCCCACCCTTTCGGGTTGTACATGTCTGTCTTAAAACTGTCCAGTCGCTCTTTGAGTGTCTTGAGTGTGCTCCGCATCGTTTGTACAGTCTCATGGGGCGTTTGGACTTTCGGCGGTCTAAACTCGGACACTGGTACATCATACCCTGCAACCATGATCTGCCGCGACATGGAGGTGGCCGCATCGATAAGGCCATCCTCTTCCATTTGTGCATAGGTTTGGATCTCTTTCAACTGCAGGGCCTGGTTGAGGATGATCTCCTGCCTGACAGCGGCCTTCTGTTGTTGCAGGGCCTGCGTTTGCGGTTCGATCTCACTCTTGATGCTTATCCACTTCTTCTGGTAGTTAGCGCTCAATTGATTGATACGTTGGTTCTGCTGCTGCTGGTCCATGCCAGAATTACGAACGGCATTAACATCGACCATGAGTTGTTTGTATGATGTATCGAGCTTATGCTGTATGGGAACCTTAATATCCGCAATCTGTTTATCGAATGCGGACAGCTGGCTCAATTTCTGCTGGCCTTGCCACTCTATGATCTTTACAGGGTCAGATGTAGGTGCGTCGATACCAAGATCCGTTGGGCTAAGGGCAGATGCCCCGGGTTGGTCCTGAGTGCGACCCAGAAGTTCATCCGGGTAGTTAGCCTCAAGTTCCCCGGTCTGGGGGTTCTGAACCATCGTCCCCGCGCGTGTTATGTTGCCCTGTGCATCAGCCATTTCAAAGGCGGCTCCGCCCAGTTCACCGGCTGCTGGTAGGGAAGCAACAGGCAGTCCATACGGTTGTATCTTGGGATCAGAAAATGTGAATGCCATTATGTGGCCTTTCCTAATTTATTCATTGTGAACCCGGAACAAACACCGTGCATTTCTACCGTATCCGATATTGTATCGCTCACATCGGCTGACAAGCGGGTTAACCGGCAGTGCAAACACGCGTCTGTTCCAGATGGTACATCAATTCCTGTTATCTCTGTAATTACTATCCCATTGGCCGTTGCTGCGGCGCTACTTACAGCCGTAAGGGTTTCTTGTGCAGCGGCTGTGGTTGATTCTCCCGGCGAAATCCATAGATATTCCAGTTGCCATTTACAATCACCCGGACTCACCCCGTCAGCGCTCCACGCTATACTAACAATCGGAGCCACAGACCGATCCATCCTTTCCGGGATACGAGTAGACCACGATACAGATCGTTGGTTAGCTTCAAGCGCCTCATCTGCGAATTGCCAAGCAGCAGTTTCTAGTACTCCGTGTGCAACGAGGGTGGCTGGTTTGGCTCCTGCTGCTTTTATTCCGCCGGCATCAACCCATATGGCGTTCGTCGTTCTCGCGGTCCCGTGTAACTCTAATTCTCCATTGGACTTGAACTCAGCGTAATTTGTGACTGAGTCTCCAAATCTTGCGTCACTTTGTGACTGAGTCTCCAAATCTTGCGTCACCCTTTGTATCAAGTTTAGCTGCAGGACTTCCGGTTGCAATTCCTAAATTTCCGTTTGCTAGCAAGGTAACATACTGTGTGTTGTTGGTGTAAAATTTAAGCGGGTGATTTTCCCGGACCCTTATGTAGGAATAATTATACCCCTCCCCCAGTATCCCTATCGTTAGACCGTTACTTCCCCCATGCCCTGAAAGATCATTTGTTAGGTGAATGTAAGGAAGGACGGGGGCAGCGACGTGAAATACGCGTTGTGGGGATGCCGTTCCTACACCAACACGGTTGTTCACGGGGTCCACATATAGGGTATCCGTATCCACTGTCAATCCAGCAAAGACTGGACTTGCCGTTGTCTTTACATCTTGGTCCAGCCAATCGTTCTTTGTAACTGACGTGAGAATACCGCCCGCAACAGTAGAAGCAGTAATCACACCCGCAGCAGAACTGGAAATCCCATCTGCGCCATTCAGGTTGAAGCCCGCATTTGTACGGATTTTGCCGGATACCTCAAGTCTCTCGTTGGGAGCTAACACCCCGATACCCAAACGCCCATTCCCCACCAGTGCCATTTTTGGTGAATATGATCCACCATCCTCTGTAGTATAGAACCGCAAATCAGTGGGGATACTCCCAACGGCCGGGGTTCCTCTGGTTACTCCAATGATTGACGCCCCAATAACAAAAGCAGATGAATCATATCCCCAGAAAGTTATTGTCCCTAGTTCGTCATTATGCGCTACAGGTAACGGTGAAGCTATAGTGCCACGTGCCCTTTTGAATTGGAGTCCTGCGTATGCCCCAGAAGTTCGATAGGCCGCTAGATCAAACGTGAGATATCGTTCGGCTCTAAATAGAACGGAAGAATTGACTGCATCCCCGGTCGATTGGAAGGTTGCCAGAACACCAGGGTCAGCATCAACAGTCAGTCCAGCCAGCGTAGGGCTGGCCGTAGTCCGCACATCCTGGTCGATGTAGGTATGGTCGGTGCCATCACTGGTAATGTGAGTATGGGCCGCGTCCCAGTCGGAGGCTGACACCGGGTCAACGTTCAGCGTCACGCTACCATCAATTGTTCCGCCACCCGTAAGATTTATGCCCGCCAGAACCGAAATACCAGAGTGGGCTACATGTTCATCCAATACGAAGTTCGTGAGGGCGTCATGGTCTACCAGATCGCCGCCCCCGACTTCGTGTTCATCGGCGTGTGCAGGCAGATCACCCACAGCAATGGAGTTTCCCCCGCTCAAAAGACCTTCTGCATCATTCTTTACAAATCCGGCGACGGTCATGGTGGAATCACTAATACCGTACCCGGCCCAAAATCCGCCACCCGAGGCAAATCCGCCAACTGACCTAAAGTTTGCATCCCCACTCTGTCTGGTAGAGAATATCAATTCACCAGGAACATCATCGGTCGTTACAGCACCATCAACCCGGGCCTGAATACCAGCAACATTTCTAAAGGCAGTTCCGTCGTGTGCCCGGAATATCCAATAGCCAAGTGAGTCATTATCAATAACAGCAGCGGGGGAAGCAATAGTCCCTCTGGCCTTACGAATTGCAAGCTCCGGGGCGGGGCCTGCTCCAGTATTATAGCTTGTATAGTTGTGTAAAAGATACCGCTCACACTGCATGTTAATAGTAGAATTTGTGGCTCCGGCGCTTTGAACGGTCAGCAGGGTTCCAGGAGAACTGTCGATTGTCATGCCCGCAAACGTAGGGCTGGCCCCAATATGTATGTCTTGCGGGCCGGACAGCGTGACTGTACCATCACCGTCATCAGCTGCGGTTACGCGGTTAGCTGTTCCGGTAACCCACGCGAATAGATCCGAGCTAGACAGTTTCTTGCCAGCGTCAGTGGCCACGAGTCGGCTGGCTGTGGCATTCTCTAACTCGATACTTCCGAAGGACGGATTGGACCCCGCGCCCAGCGAGTCGCGTATCTTGCCCAGCGCACGTATCACATCACTCTCGAATCGCGGAGATCCGGGCGTAGGGATGTTAAATGTGTTGTTCAGATCACTCATACCCTGGGTGCCCCGGGCAATGAAGCCTGGCTCAACGCGCCGCTACTGCTGTGCTTAAGGTCAGCAATGTACTTCTGCAGCGCCTGATTGGCCCGGTTTGAAGCAAAGTTTAGACCAGCGGAAGTAGCTGCCGCACCCGCCCCCATTTGTGCGGTCTGTAAAGAGGTCCGGCTACCAACATCAATGCCATATCGCGACGTCTCCGCCCCTACCTGCGTTCCATATATGCCAGCTGCGGTCTGCCCGAGGTTCTGTAGCACGTTTGCCTTCTGGCCAGCCACGGCTACATTCGTGCCCGGCCGCACCTCACCTTCGTATGCAAGCTCCGCAGCGGGCATGTTGAGCGTGTTCGCCATGCCAGCGCTAACAGACTGCATAGCAATGTTGCTCATGGCCCTACGCTTACCGGCCTGGTACATCTTCTCTACGTCGCTACCGGCACCCGATAAGGTGTCGAGGGCTTGCTTGAACGGCTCCGCAACGCTAGCCGGTGTACCGCTGGTTTTAGCAACAGACGGCGTAGATGTCGTACTTTTTGCCTGCCCAAGTACATAACCCTTAACACGGGCCCATGTCTTTTTGGCCTCATTCCGTTTCCACTGAGGGGAAACGGATCTTATCATCTTCTGGGCTTCGCTATCGGACTGCACGCCAGCAAAATCTATAGTGAATGCCATTATCGTAACCTCCTACCGGGCGATCCCTGCTCAAGGATCATTTTCTCAAAACCCCATGTTTCATCTACTGTGCTATTACCCATACGTATACCCGCGTATGCGCCACGCACACCGCGCCTACGTTTGCCGCCGTGTTTTCTGCCGGGGCCACTAAACGTCAGTGCCAATTTGTATCCCGTACCGGCTATCAGCTTCTCAAATAACTCTCCGGCTCCGTCCTCTGCCCAAACGTACATGTACGCATCGTTGGAATTATCCTCTGAGCCGCCCGAGACGCCGCCGGACAGTACCACATCAATAGAGGATAGCGAACCGTCACGGCCATCCTTAGCAGTTGCCATAGGGCCGTAGTCGACGTAGCTGTCGATAGCGAGCCCATCATCATTGACCGCCGAGCTATCTGCAACACGCAGATATCCGTCCTTACACCCGCCAACAAGTCCACTAAGATCGGGATTATTGGCGGCGTAATAGAACTGGCTGTATACGCCATGGTCCGTGGAGGCATCGGTATCGTAGAAGAACCCCTGTGCCCGTAGGTCGTACCAGTATACCTGGCTACTACCGTCAGACAGCAGGGTGACGCAAATCCTGATGCCAATACGTGCCGGGTCATACCCCATTGTTATGCGATGCGTCGACGGGTCCGCAGCCACCGTGCTAACTATATCGGGAAGCGACTCTTTATTCATCGTATCAACAGCGAGCGCTCCACGGTCCATCATATGCAGTCCGCCAGTGCCCCAGAACCACAGGTTGCCGTCACCGTCGAAGCACCAGCTGGTACCGTCGAAGATACCGATAGTGGTATCAACAGCTACCAGTCTGCCACCCATCCCCGGGTTATCAATCATTACGTGCATCGAAGTAGCACAGCCGAACACCAGCTGTCCGTCACGAATCGGGATTATGGCGCGTACTACGTCACCGATTGCACCGGCCGGGCCAGTGCCAATGGAGGTTGCCCTATCCGCTGTTGTGCGGTAAATGTTCCAATCCCATGGATTCCCGGACGCCGATGTCGGAGCTTGGTGCGGGTAATTCCTGTCGCCGGACAGGATCAGCCGGCCACCAGATACGCCTACAAGATAGGCTTGATCGGGCATCTTCCCGTACAAATCCTCGTCGTTGCCGTACACAGTCCAGTCATACCAGTGCGGGGCGGCAACTTCTGCTGCAGCGGTCATGGCAAAGCTGATAGCATTGCCATCGTTGTCTGTACCTGCTACTGTCTCACCCGCGGAGAACGTGGCAATAGTAGTCCGGTATCCATACAGAACACAGGCATCTGCCAGCGACGTGATGTAGTCCACGATCATCTTGGCACCACTGGTCTCACCAGTCAGTATGTTACCACGATCCGGGGGGTTGGCTCCAAGTGCTGCCGTGGCGATCTTCGAGCTTTGAAAATCTGCCACCTTTAAGTTCGTGCCATTGGCGATAAATACCTTGCCGTAGGCTGAAGCTATCTGTAGCTGATCAGATGTGTCAATGTCACCATCAGATGCGGCTAGTTTTACCATGTTTCCTGCAGCCACAGCGATATCCTCATAATAAAGAAGGTCATTCCCAATTGAGATCAGGCGACGTTGTTCTTTGTTAGCAGTCGTGGTTAGCGTCACAGCCATTATATATTCTCATACCAGAGTGCATTTTCCGACGCTGCCACCAATCGCTTCTTCGTGGGCCCGGCATCCGGCGGTGTGAACACATAGCCCGCATATATTTTGAACATCGCGTCCACCGTGCCGCTTATTTCACCCCACGCCGCAGGGTCAGCTTGATACACCATAAGCCTGCCGCCCGCATATTCACCTGTATTGTCAGCCCGCCAATATATCGTCTTGGATGCGCCGTTACTGTACCACACGACAATAGCGTATTGCGTGTCCGCGTCTAGCGTAGTGGCAGGACTAGAGAAGTCTACCGTAATCCACGCTCCGCCTGTATCAGTGCCAAGATCGTCTGTATCGCCGTATTTAGATGCTATAATAGCCGCATTATATGCTGCGGTACCTATAAGCGGGGGCTCACCATCAATAAGTGTCACAACATCAACATTAAAAGAACTCGTTGCGTCGGCCGACTTATACATTTTTAACGAGATGCTGTCAAGTAGAAACGAGTTAACCGTTGTGAACAATTGCCCTCTTGCGTAGCCCTCGCCCGTGGAGTCCACACTTTCGTAGCCAACGGTGTCTCCTGTTGAGTATTCGATTTCAGCGGCCATTAGGACGGTGCCTCCACTGCAGCCACAGCGCAAATGGCTACCACGGGTTGCTCCGCACCGCCTATCTGGTCACCATCGCCCCATTTACTCTTACCATCACGCTGTCCGCCGCATAACCGTCCGCTATAGTACGGGCGTACATTCTGTAGATTCGGGCTTGTCTGCTCAGGTTGCGCCCCGTAGGGACCCCCCCGGTGCAGGCCGAGAAATGGAAATCTTAGAATCATCGTTTATCACCGCCCGTATGTAACTATTGGTCGTTGTAAGTACGTCACCCGGGGCCCACTGCCGGACCGCATGACACCCGCTTTACGCGGCACGCTCCTGGCGTCGATCACGTATGCGGCGGGGAGGTCAGACTGCAGATACTTACCCATGTACCCCCGGTCCACATCGGCGAACTCCTGTTCAGTGAACGCGCGACAGGCCGATAAGATCGCGTCGTCAAACTGCATGCCCGCGGGATGTACGTCGTCAGTCTCTACGTAGTATGCAGCTGAGGCTGCCGCATCAGTTCCACCGGCAGTACCGTCTATGCTGAGCCAATCAGCCACGGTGAACTCGCCGGTTGCACCGGCATAGTCCGTAATCGGGGCGTAGCTGTACTTCCCGGTGCCACTGATAACCTTGATCGTCTCGTCATTGAAGTAGTCGTCTGGGTACAGATTTGCCAGCGTAGAGTCTGTCAGTGACGTGGCCCCAGCTGCGGTAGCGGTCCCGGACAACATAGTCAGCTTATCAAATGATGCCTTGTACGGGAACACGATTGTGGTCTCGTCGTTCGGCTCGGGGTCAACAATCAGTTCCCATCTACGCTGCGTAGCGTTGGGGCGAACGGCGGCCACGAACGGGGCACCATTAGCTCGTACGTCGATTTCTCGGTTACGCCGTATAGTGTGCTCACTCGTCCACTCAATACCAGCCGCATTCTGATCAGCGGCGAACGTAATCTGCCCAGTCGTCTGCCCCTGGAAGTCCTGGCTTAGGAGATAACGGGCCGGATCAGAGTCAATAACCAGTAGGGACCGGCAGATTCTGTACTCACTTGTGTCATCCGGCGTAGACCCGCCGGAAAGCGCGGTAAACGCAAATACGCCCGTCGCCCCGGTGTAGTCCGTAACAGTGGCGTACTCACCTTCGCCGGTCCCCGCAGTAATAGTGATCTTGTACGTGTTGAAGAAATCGTCGGCATACTCCGCTGCGAGTCCGCTGTCTGTGAGCGTAGTGGCTGTCCCAGCCGTGGCCGTGCCAGTGTACGACCGGACCAGGTCGACTTCCATCATCCGGTTGCGCCATCGCCATCCCCCAACAGGACCATGGGCAATGAAGTGACGTACAGCGTCGTTGACGACTTTTATGCACCGGTCCAGGTCGGATCGATCCGTGGGTATCATCGCCTCTTCATTTCCGGTCGTGCCGTAATAGCCGATTTCGGCCGCAAGAGCGACTTCTTTGACGAGGTCGTACACTAACAAAGCGCTGGTTGGTTCGGCCATCGTCTTATTTCTCCTCAGGTTCGGGGCGGAACTTTATCGTTTCCTGCGCCAATCTTGACTCTCTAACAGTTAACTCACAATCCTTCTGTTCTAAGGCTGTTTGTCGTGACTCTTCGTACTCTTTCGCTCCATCATATAGCAGTTCCAGACTGTTTGACAGCAGCATGTAGTCAGCATGCTTTACTTGGATGTTGTCGATTACCTCTATCAGAACTTTCTTTGCTTGATCGATTGTTAGCATAATGTACCCGCTTTCTCATACGAACCAACTTTTAATGCGATCCCATAGACCGGGCTTCGACACCTCAAATGCGTACGTCTCATCTATAGCATAAGGCTCGACCTCATGCCACCCTCCTGACCATGTCCAGCGCCCGCCCATGTGTTGCCCACGCGTCTCGCAGAAATCTATGTATACCCTACCCCTGTTCACTGTTACGTACATCTCGCCTACTCTACCCTCTGGTTTACGTATAGTGATACGGTCCATACTAATTCCCCTTTCTAACGTTCCCCTATTAAGAAAAAAGCGGGACCAGGGCAGGGGAACTGACCCCGGCCCCGCCGAACTGCAAGGCTACCACTGTCAATCACAGCGGACCTCGCAGGGCAAATGGTTACGTGGCACGTCCGCCTTCCTGCAGAATACGAACCCAGTCGACGTGCATAACGCCAGCGGCACCTTCATACCCAGCAAAAAGTGACAGGCACATTACCGCATTCGGAATGGCCAGCGCAGTCTCGCCAGTCTCAACCAGAACGCCATTAACGTAAAACTTCACGGAGGTTACCCCGTCGATAACCATGCCAAGCTTGACATAAGTGCCGTCTGCATTGGCCGCAACATCCGCTGTAGCGTCATCCTCATCAGCCCGTGAACAGATCGAACTGATCTTGTTATCAGTGGATGCAGCGTGGTGAAAAAAGCCAGCCTTATCAACAGTATCGTCAATTGCGCCACTAGCGAGCAGCGCAGTTACGACGCCAGCCAAGCCAACGTAGTACTGCTGCGTAGCGTCCAGCATGTTCAATCGAGCCTCAAACCGTATAGTGACACCAGCAGCAGGCTTGACCAGACAGTTGGTCAGCTGGACGTTAAGGCTGTCGTCCGCAGTCGATCCCGCCGACGTAACCACGAGGGCACCACCCTGATCAGTGGCCAGTCCGGAGATAGTGCCAGTACTGTTGGACTGAGTGAGCGTGAAACCGCTACCGGTTGCAGTATCGATCTCACCCATGTAATCATTGAAGTAATAGAACCCAGCCGTCGGGTCTAACATGACCTCCAGCAGCTTGGCATTGTCCCAGATAAGCGGGCTTGGTCCAACGCCCGCTGCGGTACCGGATAGCTGGCTACCCTCAATAGCCGCCACAACGTTGGCTGTAGTGCTCTCCTGGTTGAAATCAGCACTTGCCGAGGTGCCCTCATTGAGGTACCGGGCACCATTATCTACGTCGATGAACTCGCAACCCGGGGCGTACCCAGTTGCGGCATCGGTCGGAACAGTGGTACCGTAAACGAGGGTCTTACCATCCTCAGTGGCATGCTGAGTCTTAGGAGCCGCAATCCCCGCGGGTGCGGGAATGTGCTCCATATCCTCAAGTTCTTTGTATTGAAAAGCCATAATACTCCTCTCTGGTTAGCAGCCGCACGCAACTTTGTCACAGGCGAACCGAACCCAGTCAAGCTGCAGGTCGTCAGCCCCACCAGTGTCGTCCTTGATGCCGATGATGATACCAAGGGCGTCATCCAGCTTATTGCCGGTCAGGTCGTCAACGTCAAGCGTTGTGGTCTGGGCGACACCGTCCACATAAAACGTCACGGTCGACTTGCCGTCGAACTTGAAGCCGAGCTTCTTGTAGACGTCATCGTTCGTGGTGGTACCAGCCGTATTGGTTACAACATCAGCCTGAACAACCGTAACCGTACCGCTATCACCATCCTGATGGTATACGGAATCGATGCCACCCATGTTGGTGCCATCCGTACCAGCCATAAAGCCGATAAAGTCATAGTCGGCCAGGGCCGTGGTCGGATAACTGGTGGGGTCATCAGCGATGGCGTCGGCAGCGAGAAGGGACGCCTCACCGAGTCCGCAGATAATAGACGCATCAGCGTCACCGTCCAGGACCTTGATACTGGCCTCGAACCACAGTCGCTTGTTGCTGTTTTTCTTGATGACCTCGTCGCACAGCAGGTTCGAGCAGATGTATGCCTCGTCGTGTTCAGCCCCGCTGCCGCTGATGTTGATAACGCCATCAGCCTCATCAGTGACTATGGCGGTGTCGGGATTGGTACCGACTACCAGCCAATTACCGAGGATGACCTCATTGGCAGTGAAGTTGTTGAGGAACGAATCATACATGTATGTCAGTTCATCGGGCGCGATCAGGGACTTCTCAACAGGGCAGTCACCCCAGATATTCGGGGAGACCTGCCCGGCGGTCCCGGCGCTATTGTAACGTACAGCCAAACTCATGGTTATGCTCCTTGTTGAATTACATTGTCAGTGTTACTGTTAAGCGGTGATGGCCTTGTGCATTACAAAACCGGCACTCCTGGGGTCATCACACCAGATATTGTGCGCGCCGTCTTTGAACATCGTCCACACCGTATGCTGCTTCGTCCCACCGTGGATCGGTCCCATTGTGTGCATCCAATAGCCCGAATACACGACCGGCTGGAAAACCCCCAGATTGACAAAGTACCACGGATCAGTGCTGCCACCGGTGACAATGTCAGTTGCAGCATCCAGGCTCTGGATACCAATAACGTCGACGCCGTTGATCATCATGTCCGTACCTTCGGTAACGACCATACGGCCGAAAGCCTCCTTGGTCGTATGAACGTCATCCTTGGCATCGAGATAATCGAACATCTTAGCCTTATTCGGGCGGCCCGTGTAAATCCGGGACTTCGCAGACTTACGGACCTCAAATGACGTGGCACCCAGCGGAGCCTTGAATTCCTGATACAGGAATGCAGTACGCAATTTCTTGATCAGGTCATTGTCAACCGCTGTGTAGGTATCAGCCCAGTTCTTCCATGTCGGATACGTAGCGGCATCAATGCCCGAACACACAGTGCCGGTCGTTCCATTTCGGTAACGGATTGTCTGACCGGAGAAAGCTCCACCGTCAGTGGCATCCGCATCCAGCATTCGGATGTAGTACGGGATACCGCGGGGATACTTGTCATCAGTCGCACTGGTCGGGGCCTGCCACAGGGCGTCCTCGAACAGTTTAGCCAGGTTCCACAGGGCCTGCGTCTCCTTGACCTTTGCAAGGTCAATGAAGCCCTCGGGGTCCGACTTGTTCTGCAGAATCTCGAATTCGTCCCAGGACCAGTTCGCGGTCATACGACACCATGGCATCGTGAACTCAACGATCTTCTCACCCTGAGAAAGCTCATCGACTTCGTAGTAGCCGACGTAGCGAGCGGTTCCGGTTTGGCTCAACATTGCTTTACCGGTAATCGTAGTCCCGCCCTGTTTCTTGATAGAGTCCTGATTGAACATACGGGCGGCCTCGAAACGGTTGTCGTCCCAGGTAACCGTAAGTTCGTTTTTGGGGTACTTGGTGTGAACAGTGGCAACCAAGCCCGCCAGATCATCATAGGTGTAACTACTCATACTAGCCTCCAATAGGGCTACTTCTTGAATACTGAACTAAGAGCTTGCCCCATTTCTACTACAGCTTCTTTGTGGTTGTGCTCGCCACCGGAACGCTCCGATGGCCGTTGTCCGCTCGGCCTTAGCGTGATACCTTTCATTCGCCGTACAGCTGACTTTGTAATCCGGCTACGGACCACTTGTTCGGCCATGGGTGCGGCGATCTCAAGATGAGCGCGCTCCAAGGCTTCTGCGGTACCCATTTCCTGCCCTGCCGCTGCCGCGCCATACAGTAGCATCTGGGCGCGGTTGCATACTTCAACCCGGTTTGCCTTTTGGCCTGGCGTCAGGTGACCCCACCCGCCGAGAACAGACTCATTCTCGCCGTACAGTTCGACATACGCCTCCAGATCAGGTGACCCGAAAAACGTACCGATCTGCTGGCGGGAAGCAATCTCCTCATCGACTGATCGGGCTGGCACCTGTGGTTCGGCCACAGGCTCCGGTTGTGGCGCAGCTTGGCGATCCTTCAACAGCGTAGTCAACACCTCAGCCATCGGGTCATCATCGCCGTAATGCTCTTGCACCTTATTGATGAGATCGGCAACCTTACTATCCGGTTGCGTGGGCTGCGGTGCAGGCTCAGGCTTATCCTGAACCTTCTGTGCGGCTCTACCAAGCTCACCGAGCCGCTTCGATTCGGCGTTGACCATATCGTAGCATCTAGCAATTGTCTTAATTGCAAGGGCAGGAGATGAATCATACAACTCCGAAATCTCTTCTGCTGTCATACCCATACGCTGGGCGGCGCGATAGTGACTGTCGGACAATGCCGGTTTATCAGCTTCCTCAGCGTCATCGTCGCTATCCGGGTCAGGATCAGGATCAGCTTCCCCAGGCTCAGGCTCAGGCTCGGGGGTAGGGTCTCCATCAGCTTCCGGTTCAGTGACGACAGGCTCGGGGGTAGGCGTCCCAGGTTCCTCCGGGAGGGCAGTGTCTCCGTCAAAATCGATTTTGTCAATAGCGGCTTGGACCTCGTCTATTGCAGTGGCTTCTGCTGCCAATTGTTCTTCGCGCTCTTTGTTCATCTCTGGTTCCCCTTAGATTAGTTGTTTTCTTCCGCCCGCTTTCACGACACCGCGGCCATCATAGTACTTGTCTGCCTGTTTGACTGAAGTCAGCACCGGACGGTTAAGGTGGTCTATCTCGACATCCGGATACCGTTCCCGGTGCTCCGCGCGTTGTGATGGGTGAATGGCCAGCGCGTCTGAGTGCAGGTCCTTGCTATAACCGTCCTGATACACTGTCGGTATGTTGTCCGCAAAGTGCTTACGCATGGGATGACCGCATGCGGGGCACTTCTCTGCGCAGTCAGAGTCTGCCATGGGCTTGATCACACCCACGACCTTAGTACACTTGCCACATCTGTAGACATACATCGGCATTGTCTATTTCCCCTCCCCGCCGTGTTGCTCAGCTACCGGCAGCCAATGCGTAAAGAAGTCAAATGGCGACCCTAACACGGTTGATGTATCATTCATGTATACCACGTCTGTAAATTTTGCTGTGAGCCGCTTGCGTACAACGAACAACCCCGGGTATACAGTACTACCATTCCGCCCTACAAATATTTCCCCGCATCGTGGCTTTTCGTCGCGATACTTGTGCCATCTGGTTTCTACAAATTCCATTATTTCCCTTTACGTCTCTCTGCATCAGTTGGCATTTCATCTGACGAGATACCGGCGGCACGTAATCCCCTAACTGTGCTGCTGGTACGATCTTTCTTTCTGGGCTCGCCCCAGCCCTCCTTGTACATCTGTGGATATTTCTTCTTGAGTCGTCGCTTTACCTCATACTTTTCCAGAATGTCACGGGGCTTGCCGCGTTCATTCGCCTTGGCCTTCGCCTTGGCCTTCGCCTTCGACCTCGCTTTTATGCTTTTGGGTGTACTAAAGAACGCCTTCATTACATACCTCCACGGTTCAAGTTCTGCTGCCCAACAGCTGCCACGGACTGGGCATTTTGGTTAAATTGTTCAGTGGGCGTGCCCGGCGGGGTACCGCCTACGGGCAAACCGCCGTTTTGCGTTCCGCCCCCGTCACCACTTTTCTTCGGCGAACCCAGCATATCAGCGTGCCACTGCATACGAGCCCGGAATCCGGGGTCCGTCCAGATACCGTCGGCGATAGCGGCGATGCCCATTTCCTCGGCCACATTGGACAGATACGTGGAAATATTGAACTCCTGCCCGGCCTGCATAGCGAGACCCAGCGCCGAAAACGCCTGTGGTAATACCTTTAGGGTAAAGTATGACACGGCTTGCTCCCGGGCTATCGGGTCCATCTTGCTCATGGACCGCTGCACAATCTCAAATCCAAGCGTCTCGATACTGCCGGTCTTGTCATCCGGGGTCAAGTACAGCTGTTGCTCCTCCCCGGTGGGCATCCGTTTGATCAGCGGAATCCCCGGCTGTCCCGGCTGGAACAGTAAGTCATCGTTATGCAGGAACCACGCCTGCTTGCCGGCTATCTCGCCGGTCATATCATAGATCATGTCGCGCATGTCACCGGTGCTGACAGATGCGTTCTGCTGCAGGATCTGTTGACCAGTAGCCTTGTCGGAATTGATCGCAGACCCGCTCATCATATCCGGATTACCGGCTACAAGGTTAAACCAGCCGTACAGATTCTGCGTCATCTGCAGGGTACTCTCATCTGCGCCCTCTACGGACACGATGTTGACCCCATTTGGGTCCTCGCTGGCCACCCATTCGCCATCAATAGCGTCCTGTACGGCCATGGCCGCGTCATAGTTTGCGGGGCTGTAAAGCCCTACGTTCTTCTGGCGGTCAGCCTGGTCCATACCCTTCTTGAACAAACGATTTGCCATGTCCCCGAGATCGCGCCACACACCTACTGGCGCAACCGGAAACGGATTATCGGGTACGGGCTGCGTGATGGAGCCGAACGTATACGGGCCGTCCGGTGGACCGTAGTACTCCTGCACGTTGAGGAAGTCCTTCATCACAGCTTCCTCGGGATCGGGAATGTAGCAAACAGATTCGGCCTCTGGTACCCATATTTCTACGATATTGACATAGTCCTGCCATGCGTTGAATATCATGGACTGCGGGTCTTCCTGCGTGAGCATCTCAGCCCGCTCGTTACTGTCCTGTTTTGTGCCCGCACGCGGGAGACGCCGGATCAGGTCCTTGTCCCACTCGTCCATCTTCATAAGCCGGGCCCGCTCAATGTGTACGCGGTGCCCAATGAAATTCGCCTTGCTGAACTCACGGCATATCGGATCGGCTGTCACGTCGTCAAGGCTGATTAACTGCGTGTAGATTTGCATCGGGTCGACGTTAAGGTCCTCGACAATGGTGTTGGTGTAGTCAAGCGACGTCTTAAATACGGCCAGACCACCGAGGGCCATGTCCACTAGGGCTGCACGCAATATCCGGTGCATTTTCAGCTTTTCATGCAGGTCACTGAGGGCAAGGCCCATCTTCTCGGCATAATCGCGCTGCTGTAGAATCTTGGTGAGTACCTTTGTCATACCATTCTGCTGCACGAGGTTTGGCACCAGCGCGCGAATGGCGAGAAACGTCAGATTGATCGGTCGCTCACCAGTAAGGCCGTGTTGCTGGGCCATATACGTGCCAATATACTCCTTAACGGCATACGCCCGGGCCTTGCGGAATAGCTCAAACCGCTTGAACCCTTCCAGGGCACTCTCACTAAGTTTCTGTGCGGTCAGTGATCGGGACATACTATGCCTCTAATTTAGCTCTTGTAATGTACTGAATGCCCACACCAAACGGGCCTATATTAAGGCACATCAGAAATTTTCTTGACCCCACGAGTGGTCCCTTGGTATAGATGCAAATACCAGGGGTATACCAGTCAGTCCAACATGTGGTGGTAAACCAGTAAAAGCTGCCTACTAACTCATGCACATGTACCTTCACAACGATTCCCTTCCAGGGCGCTCTCACTAAGTTTCTGTGCAGTTAATGATCGGGACATACTAACGGCTCCAGGTATATAAATGGGTCGGCTGCTCGGTAGTCCTGTATACTCCTGACCTCGGATTCACCAGCACGTACTCGCAACGGTACCCATGATGCCCCCTGATCAATGTAGTCCGGGTCTACAAAGCTAGGCTCCTGTACAAGCACAGGTCTACCCCCGTCATACTTTGCCAATTCCTGGATCAGTTCGCGTACTGTCATATCAGTTCCCCTTCTGCATGTTAATTCATATCCAGCATAGCCGAGTTTTTTTCTACCCCCAAATACTCCTTAGCGTAACGGGGGTCGTCGGGCCGACGAACTTCAACTACCTCGTAACCGACTAGACCCATATCATCATAATTGGTATAATAGACAGAGGCGTCCTCGTCATACTTTGCCAATTCCTGGATCAGTTCGCGTACTAGCATGTCAGTTCCCCTTACTTAACTAAAATTTCTTCTGCCAACTCTTAGACCCCTTCGACGTGCGCTTCCACCTGTTGAACCTGTGCTCCCACGTCGCTTCCGGGGCATCAGAGTAACTTGTGCGCGGCCTCAGCTTCACTTTGTTGAGCGTTGTCAGTGCATCAGCAATTGTCCGGTCACCATGACCAAGATATTCAGCCTTGGATTTATCACTGAGATCAGCAGGCCCGACACCGCCACTCGGGTACGTGATGTACGTCTTGGTCTGGTCAAGGCTCTGCTGATCCCGGTTGATGACCTTACCTTCCCGCAACTGCCGCTCATACTCACGCAACAGCAAGGCCTTACGCTCCCTATTCGAGTGCCAACCGTACTTTGCTGTCTTCTTAGTCACTATCTGCCCGATGGTCTCATCGCGGTAGTAGAACGGATACTTCATCTGCTTGATAAACACGTGGCCGAAATCCCACCCTGGCCCATTCATTTCCCAGACGATGAATGGCAAGCGGCGGGGTGCGGCACCCCCGACCCATACGGCCAGAGCGGCGATAGTTCTCGCGGCATCGTACGGCGGGGCAGTTTTACTAGCCCACTTCGCGACGATCTCGCCGGTCTGGTCACACCGGATCGAAGCAACGGACTCGGTTGTCGTCTCACCGCCCTGCCCCCGTGATAGGTCTATGCCTATCGTGTAGGATTTTGTTTGATCTAACCGCCCCTTTGCAAGCGAAGCCCAAACACTTAACTCGCCCTTCGGATCTCTGGTCAATCGGATGGCCTTGAGGTCCCGGCGACGAAGCAACAATCTTGATGCTTCTTCATTCGATATCTTCTTGCGTAGCGATATGTTCAGCTTCATACTGGGCTTACGCGCGTACATGGCCGCGTGTTTGTCAATCTCAGTACTTGCGAAGAAGGTGTCACCTACGGCACCCTCCATTGCGTAAATCTCAATGGCTACTTCTTTCCATCCGCTGCGCTCGATCTCATGCTCTATGAACGGCGACGTAATACGGTATTCTTTAGTTACCTCATCCTGCACAACTACGCGGCCCTTGCCCTTACGGGGGTGATCCCACGCCATGAGACTGAATACCTTGATACGGCCCGAGTTCTTCCATGCAGAATAACAGGACCCTGGCATATCCACCGTACTATTGACGAGTCGACACGATGAGACGGGAGACGTAGCCCGTTTGATACTATCGCCATTATCCACCTTGGCAAACTCATCCAACAGTAGGATGGCGCACCGGTCACCAGACAACGCAGCCCGGTTTGTTGACTCTCCAGCAATAGTGGAGTTGTTAAGCTCATTGTGGATGCGCATGCTGGTTCTATTGTCACGTCCACGGCGTAATACACCGGGTGGACACATCCACTCTGGCAAGTACAAGTTCACCAGATCGTGCTTGTAAAACAATGATTTAGAAATCGGGCTGTCAACCATGTCCTCGACACGACTCATCTCACGCAACTGCGTACGGGGCCGAGTCAGCCAGATATGGTGAAACATCAGAGTGTGTGCCCACGAAGCACCCATGTCCCGGCTCTTATCAGTGAGCCCGTCCTCGCCCAGCCGGAACCGCTCATCGGCCCAGTTGAACCACTCTTCTTGTCGCTCGAACGTAATGAACGGATGCAGCGCATCGACTGCAGGCACATACCCGTTGGTAGTCTGGCTTACCTCAATTTCCCATAGTGTATACGCGAACGTATTCACCCAGAATAGGCGGCTCTCCTTGCACGCGGCCAGCAGATCACGCTGTAGTACCGGGTCCTTCGCGGCCCGGTGCAACAGCTTCTCCCGGTACTCCATGTTCTCATCTTCCCGCATCGGGACCTTTAGCCCTGTTTTTGGGCAGGTCCATATCCGGCGTCCGGATGGAAACGGACTACTAAGCTGTGGCTTGATCGTTGTCATTGGACCTGCGTATACTTACATTGGCGGTATTCCCACATTTGGGACACATAAAACGACTGATCAACCAATTGCCCAATTTGGGCAGATGAGCTTGGAATTTCTCCCAGGTATACTCGTCTTTTATCCTACAGGGAGAGCACTCAATAGTGACTATATCATTCGGCTCGATCATCGTCATCTTCCCCTGCTACATCAGCCGATATTGCATTCAGCCGTTCCTTATTCAGCCTTGATATTCGATCCGGTATGTTCTCCGCGCCGTTGTCGGCCTTCTCGCCATTCGAGCCCGGCTTACCGTCGGATCGGTCAAGGACAATCTTAACGTAGTCAATGTTACCGGCCAAGGTGTTACCTTCCTCGTCCGTCGTTGGCAGCGCCATCGCCCAGCATTGTCTCGCCAATGCCTCAGCCTTACTTATAATACGCGGGGGGCCCGGGATGCCAGCACTGGTGTTCTGCACCGTCTCAGTAAGTTCTGTGCCAACGGCGCGAATTAATTCGCTTAGCGCCCTACCTGCCCGTTGTTTGCTGCCGAGTTCACGAAGATCGTCACCATGGGGGTGGGGTTCGCCGCTTTTCTTCCGTTTAGTTACCATACCCTACTCCTGCTTGTACTCCGTTACGGGCAATTTTCCCGTCTGCTTTGAGTTTCTTATACTTCTGCTCAAACTGCGCGAAGGTCATCGGCCCATAGGCGTACGCATACCGGAGACTTTCCTCCTCACGGCTTATCTGCCGTGGTCTCCTGGTGTCGCCTTTGCCGTTCACCTGCCGTACCCCTGTACTAGCGACTCTAGAACCTCAAAATCGCTAAGACATTCGTGCGCGTACAGGTGCAGGTTGCGACCATTAGCACTAAACAAACGCAGCGTATAGGTTGCCTCCTCGCGGGCGATTACGTGACCAAGTACATCAGGTACATCAGATTGAAATGGTCCCTCTCCCAGGACTACAACGCGCAAACGTGGTAACCGGTCATTGACATCCACAGAAACCCTATGCCCGTCCCTAGGTCCGCCGATAAGCGGCACCATCAGTTCATCCTCGGGTCATCGCCGTTGTCCCACTCTACGGCCTGATCGTCTGTAGGTGGAGCATGTGTTCCCCCCTTCGGCCACACTACCGCGATGTCCTCTTCCTTGATGACCAGCGCAGGCTTGCCGTCGACTATCAGGTCACACATACCAGTCTGCCGGATACGCATCATGGTAAGGAGCGGCACGAGGACGGTGTCGCCGACGTCCAGTGACATAATGGTCTCATCAATACAGATGATCTCACCAACGTTGGACTCCTCTTGAGCGGCCTCGGGCAGGATAATGCCCTTGCGCTCACTCTGGTTCTTGCCTCGTACGATAACGATGTTTCCGTTCATGCACTTCATGGTTTTGTTCCCCTTGCTAAACTGTTATCTGTTTAGTCCATCGATAGTATCCACCAGCCGCTGCATCTCGTAGGCTACATCATACGTGGGCTTCTCTGCCTTAACCACATTGAATCGGCACAGTGCGAAATGAGTGCGCACAGCGTCGATAGTATCAACAAAACGTGCGACTGGCACCGAGAAATTGAGCGTCTCAGCCTGCCCGGCCACCAAAACACCGATCACCTCACTGCCCATGTTGAACACGGGCCCGCCGCTGTTACCCGGGAACGCCGGGGATGTCGACTGTAGCATCACGTGCCAGTTGTAGCGTTGCTCTTGCTCCCAGCCTTTACGGTTGTACAAGTCTCTGCTGAGAGCCGAGAGGATACCTACAGACACAGAGTTAAAGTTGCCACTCCCCAGAGGGCTCCCCATGACAACCACTTGCTGGCCCACCCTGAGGACATCCTCCGTAGCCAGTGTCGCGTACGGGAGATTAGGCTCTGTCCCGTTAAGGTCGAGTTGCATAAAGGTGATGTCATTCTCTCTGTCCTCTAACACGTAGCCGGGCTTGACCTTGAACTCACGGCCGTCGTCAAGCATGACGATGTAATCACCCGGCTTGCCGTCACTGACATGCTTTGCGGTAAACAAGATCCCATCGGCCGATATGAGGCACCCGGAACTTTGACTGTCGTTGAGCTTGCTGATGTGTACGACGCTAGATCGCACGTCCTCAATCAGGTTGGGGAGGCGATTGTCAAGCTGCACAATGTTGATGGGTTCGTCAACCATTCCGATAATTCCGGTCGTTACGAGTAAAAATATGCCGATTAGGAGTAGGATATTACGCATGTTCATCCTTTCTTCCGCGTGATCAACCGCCATACGTGGAGAATCAAGTACAACACGGCTGCCATACTTATCCAGATTAGAAGCGGCTCAGCCATCAGACACTTCCGGGGTTCTGGTGTAGTTCTGTCAAGTAAATTACGCCATCATTCGTATCAGACATGTAGTGAAGGCTCGTTTCGCCTTCGGGCATATTAATCACAATCGCCTGGTTTTTCGGGCACATCCATGCAATGTTTGCAGCAGTGGCTACGGTCAAAATGCCGAAAATGAAGTTCCCGACGTTCGTGGCCATCACCAAATAGGACCTTCCCCCGACTACTGTAAGGGTGTGATCCCCGCCGGTAACCGCGTCAGTGGCCGTTTGGCCGGTCGCGTGGACCGGATCGGCCGATAATGCCCCTGGTACGGCGACTTTCCCGCCATTACTCGTCAAACGTGCGACATGAATCGCCATTTTGTACTCCTTGTGAGTGGTTTGGTAAAACCCCCGGCTGGATTCGAACCAGCAGTACGCAATCATTCTTCACGCGTGCTAGCCTAGTTACACTACGGGGGTGTAAGGCCCACCGGATTTATAATCCTTTGTGGGCCTGCCCATTGAGGGGGTCACAGGGCCATTGACCCCCTCTGTATGGATAGGTGCGACCTATCGCAAGCTCTGTCAATTGAGCTACGGGGGGCACAGGGTCATTAACACCGAAAACCCTGGCATTCAGGGGAATAAACCCCCTCTATACATACGCCGCAGATGCTATTGTAGACCCTGGGGGTCTTGTTTATGGAATTTTGTGTGTCGCGGGGGTCTCCCAACGGGGCCCCTTTGGCCGAACCAGGACACGCAAGGGTCATACCCCCCCACCCCCGCATAGATGAACGCGTGCGCCCGCAATCAGTCATAATAAAAAAGAATTTGCACCCATGCCGAACGTGTGTTATACTATGGTCAGTGGCAATGGTGCCACACAAAGGAGGATAACCCATGAGAACAGGACTACGACACAACAGATGGGGCTGGTACGGCGTACGCGATGGTAGCCGGGTGACTATGTACTTCGAGACCATCACGGCTCTGCTAGACTCGCTTAAACGCTAACAGAGTGCAACGGCTGGTCCCGAGGGACCTGCCCTTATGATCTGTTAACCCGCACACAAGGGAGCATGACCATGGAGCTTGCACTACTCGTACTATGGATCTACATGTATGTTAGAGGAGATCAGTAAGATGAAACAGGTTACAATGATACAAACACGCGATGGTAAGCTACATCCCACCGAAAACGCTGCTAGACATCATGCAGACCAACAGTACACCAATGCAGTGTACCAGATAGCTGGGCAGCTATTCAACCTGATCCATGGAAACAGCAGGGTGGCCGATATAGCGGAATATATCGACCAAAACCTGCCAGCCTTTGCGGCACTCGAACCGCTGCGAGCCGATATGGAGGCAGACTGATGTTGTACGCAATCACAGTCGGCAAGAAATGGGGCTTGATCCGCAACAAACGCAAGGCCATCCGGATTGCCAAGCGCGAGGGCGGTAAGGTCTACGCACGCCCGAGCATCCCCGAGATCAGCGCATGGGACTGGCCGACGTACGCCTATAACGCAACGCGTATCTATTGACTCTCTCACTGCCCGGCGCTCACATAGGCCGGGCGTTTCTAAAGGATCAGCAAGATGTGGATACGCTACGGTGGCAGCAACCGAAAATTCGCAGAACAATCACGAATACTGAACAAGAGGTTCGGGGCTACTTTCCGCCGGATGGGCTCTGCTACTCTGGGCAGCAGGGCCTCATGTGGTGTGATACCCGACACTCCGGAAAATAGGCAATGGGTACGAGATACCCCTGGCGTTACCATTCAAAGGCGATAGGCGTTCACAACATAGTTAGAGGAGATCAGCAAGATGGTAAACATCGGCAAATATCAAATTTATAGGTCCGTGGAATTTGGGTTCAGATGGTGCGTGCCATTTTATGCGGGGCGGGCCAGCGGCTTAATTGTTATTGGGTGGCTTGCCGTGTCGTGGTAGGGTAGCGATGCACAGCTAAAGGAGATCAGCAAGATGGAAACATATCTCTTAGATCAATATTTGTCATGGGTTAATCGGCCTGTTACACCCCACACGATGCGCCAAAGCTTCCCATGGCTGTTTCACGCCAAGACGTATCTGAGACAGCAAACTCCAGAATATAAGGAGATGACTAGACGTCTAGGCATACTCCTTAACATAGGTTAGGAGATCAGCAAGATGGAAACTATTGACTACCCACTGTTAAAAAAGCAGGCGTTATGGATCGGCGGCCTCATGGACGACAAACGGCTGAAGGCCACAGAGCGCAACGCACTAGGCGGCGTGTGGAATCTGCTGCATGCCCTGCTGGACGACCAAGGGGCAATCAAGATAGTACTTGGCATCGGCCGCGGCACGATCTTTAAGATTGACGTCCCGGACCGTATCAAGATCGAGGTGCGAGACTATGACACGGATGGCGCGGACCCAGGCTGCCTCAGGATGGACAACTATGGTGGTGAGTACCAACGGATAGACTTGTGACCGATCGGCCATTCTGCGGCGTGCTAGGCCCCTTCCTGGGGCCTTTTTTAATGGGGTTAGGTGGCGGGGGAGGTCCAAAACCACGAAATACCTCGAAAAATGTTAGGCGCGCCTAACTTTGTCACCCCACCCCGACCTCACACCCCATTTACCCCTACCTACCCCGACCTAACGTCACGGAGTGGGGGATTAAAAATCGGCGATAAAACTCTCTAAACCTATTTTTACCCCCTTTACCCCGACTAAGAGAAGAAATAGTATAGAGTAAACACAAAGAAGAAAAACAGAGAATCCCTACTAGACTACTTCCATTATGGGATAAATGACGAAAAACGGTTTACAAAAAAATACTTTTTGGGCCAAGGTTAGGGTAAAGGGGGCAAACCAACATAAACCTAACACCTATAAACAGTTACGCTGCCCTGGCCTACGCTACAGGTTAGGGTAATTCGACCTCAGGTTAGGGTAATCACCCCCAAAAACACGTTTCAGAATCCCATAATGACCAATAATAATTTCCATTATGGGATTACAAA